GGTGCCCCTAAGAGAATCGAACTCAAACTCTCCAGTTGTGTAATAACCAGAGAGCCACCGAGGAGGGACGGGGTGGTGATTATGAAAAGATGATGGGTTTTGGGAAGAGGTTATACAATTTCAAAATCTTGAGCGGCCACTGGATCTTCAGATATCACTTTGAAAGGACTGAGTGTCGTTCCATCAGGCATACCCTCAAGTTTGGTCCTAATCTTAGCCGTGTCCTTGCTGAGAGCAACAGTTCTTGTTACTGGAGCATTCACTGCTCTAAGTTGCTCGGTCAGCTGGTCAATGCGGCGAAGTAGATTGGTTTCGACAGTCTGAACTGCTTCATCAGCCACCCTAAATTTAGGGATGGGAGGGCTAATGACAGGACCTTGGGTGTAATACTTGAGACATTTGCCAGTATCTCCAGTGCGAATGTAATCTTTGGCATCTGTGTAGCTGGCAAACATAACAAAACCTGGGATAGAGTAACCTTGTATAACTGCAAAGAAGTTTGCTGTCTTCAATGTCGTCTTGTCTTCAAGGTAGTAGGTTACATTTGTCCCTGGTGCATTTGTATACACATAAGCCTGGTGGGCAGCCGAAAAGGGGACCATTTGTCCCCCATGGTGCATTTTCATTGTAAGGTATTCACTGTTCCAAGAACCATCTGAGGTGGTAAAAAGGTCCTGGAAACCAGTATCTGGAGTGATATCCTCGTCAATAGAGACTGCTCCTAATTCAGCACCTTCAAACTCAATCACCCATTCGAGTGTGACAGTGAAGGTGGTGCTTCCTGTGTATCCACCAGTGGTAGAAGCAACAACCACATTGATGAAGCCATGATTGGCATCATCAGGGTTGCCTTTGGTAAGATACCACTTACGGGTGGTTGCCACAGGAATGTTTAGGACAGTCGTTTGGTTCATGCGGTTCATTGAGGAGGGCCTGCAGGCCATAACTCGGTTGAGATTCTGAGTGTCATTGCCTGAAATATTGTTGGCGGGGTCTGGAGACCATCCTATAGCGAGGGATCCAAAAGTATTCGCACTTCCAGATCCCACTACTAGCACTCGGAGTTTCTTGGGTCGCCAGCGGGAGTATAGCTTACTTTGCTGCTGCAGCCTGGAATCACTCATAGCTGTTGGACATATGGCTTGAGCAAAAAGGCTAGCTCCCACTGCACGCTGCGGTTGTACCTCAATAACGCCTATAATGTCCACGCCCGAGAGCGTGGTCTTGGGCATGGCACTGTAGGCGACCTGACTCCCAGATTTTCGAGGGCGATTTCGCCCTCTTCGACGGGGTCCTTGAACCATTGGGCAATTCTTTCCCACAATTTGACGAGAAGATACGCTCTGTACGGTAACCTTGGGGGTGCGACGGTTTCTGGTGGAAAAATTGTTTCCACTGTTGTTTGATATACGCTTTGTGGTTGTGACGATGGTGGCCATGGCATAATATTTACAAATTGTATTCTTGATTTGAAGTTTGGGTTGTTTGATGTTATAGGGTTGGCAAGAGCTTACTTGCAATTTTCTTCCTCTTTTTGCGGTCGAGAGTCTTTTTGTTGAGTCTCGTCCTTTGTTCTGCGGTCAGCAGTGATCTCTTCGATGCTACTTTAGGAGGTGGAAACCGGGAGAATAAGTCTTGAATTCTCACACGGTAGTCATCAGGATTTTTATGGCTAACCTCTCTAATAAGCATCTGCACCTGGCGGGGACAGTGCCCCGGGAATTGCTGCATTATACTGTGAAACAGCTCCAAATCCAGGGTTTCATGAACGGGCACAATCTGTGGCACAGCTTTCGGGGCAGTTGCATATTCAACCTGCCGAGCCCAGGAGGACTCCGGCGGGGGAGGCACTACATTAGGGGTCGCAAAGCTAGACTTCTTGTATGGGATGTTGTTAACCTCCAAAATAGCTGCACAGATGTATTCCTTAGCCAGTTTGGCAGAGGAGGACCAGGCTTCTCCCAACAGCTTCACATCCTGGGTATGGTGGCTGTGGGCATAAAGCCTAACTCCAACAGGATTGGCAGCATTTGGCCGTACCTCAGATATCCATTTGGTGAATCCTGAGAATCTCCCGCTGGCCATTGCATGGACATATGCCATGGCATCCTCTGCTGTATTTATATCGTGGGGAGGTGGATGGAGGTTCGATACTCCTGCAACGTCCAGATTAATGAGCTCAGGTTGGGTTTTTACAATCTCCCGTCTCAAAGCTGACGTTCTGGCTGCAGTAGTCTTATCAATCAAATTACGCTTTTCCTCCATTTCTTCTCTTTGACTGTCCTGCAATGTTGGGAAGGGAGTCACTAGTGGGTATAGGGAAATCAAGTCTCCAAGTTCATCTCCAGTAGTGAAATAGCCCCCTTTAGCAGCACCTACAACAATTTGGTAAGCACTGGCTCCAACTTTATCGGCAACAGTACCAACCTGAGAAACACCTCCAACTGAGGTAAGCCATCTGACAACAGCTTGAGCCATATTTGGTAGGAATTTCTCAGGGATGTCACCACTCTCTGTGATCCGAACTACTTTGGGTCTGGGATTCGGTTCTGAGTACTGAACTTGCTGAGGTTTAAGAGCCTCAAACACTTTGTACTCATCATTCAAATTCGCCTCAGGAGGAGGAGGACATCCTACAACCTCCTTGACGTCATAGTCGTTGGATTGGACTGTCAAATTTATCTGCCTCACAGCCACTCTCTGCTCCCTCTTGAACTCATCAAGGAATCCTGACAATGTGGGGAACAGATTAATCCATCCCGCTTTGTCATCCTCTCCATCTGAATAGAGGTCTAGACAGAAGTCCCGAGAGGGGAATCCAGACGAATCTGGATATTCAAAGTCCTGGAGGGTTATATGTTCTGGCTTCGTTCCGGTTTGCTCTTGCGTCTGCATGACAATAATCTCGCCGGGGATTGTATTAACCACAGCGTGTATTGTCTCTTCGATCCGAGGTATGCTGAATCCCATTGTTATCATTAAACCCCTCATACGGTCATACAGAGTTCTTTGGCGTGCCGTTCTAGATACTGCCTTTTCAAAGGGGTTATCCTTCTGGCAGAGCATCATCTCAAGAGCATCGCTCTCAGGCATTGTGGGGACATGTATCACACGGTGTCTGTGGTACACTCCCATAATTTGTACGCCAAGAAATTTGTGGTCCGTAATTAGACCCTCTGTGTCCCTTGCAGGGAGTGCAACCGGACTCCAAGTTCCCTCTTTGACAACCAAGCCTTGTCTCTTCATCCATTCAACTACTTGGGCTTCATTTAAAAGGTCTATGGAACCTACACTAGCCTGATCCAACATTTCGTTCCAGACTATTACAGATTTCACAGTGTCAAATAAGGTTGTTCCTGGAACTCCAGTCATGAGTCCATGGGGGTTCTTCTTCTTGTAGACAGTCTTGCCATCCACGATAAAGTGGGGGTCAATGGCCATATCAAGCCACACTGCTGCAACTGTCTTCCAGAAAGCAGGGGTCTCCTCTACACCTAAATCCTTTCTGAGATGGTGGAGGACCCACTCAATGGTGATTCTAGCATCCTCTCTATCTATGGACCCGTCCATTTGTTTAAAATCTGGATCCACCCGATAGAGGACACCCTGGCTCCAAAATGTTATACATGCATCGTCGCCATAACAGACAACCCGTCCCCGCCGCTTTGGGCAGGCATACATCCAGTCGACCATCCTAGTAAGCCCTCCAGCAATGGAGGAAAATCCATATGCATTCGAGCATTCTGTACTGGGGTCCAAGTTACTAAAAACTTGAAGTCCTTCTTGGAATCCTTGAGTCAAGCACGAGAATAGGAGAGCCCAGTGCGCAGGTACACACACATAGGGTCTAGTTTTCTCTTTAAGCTTCGAGACCTCGTATCTATCAAGTTTGTTCTTAACTTCAACGAGGAACATCTCAGGGTTTTCCCGCCACAACTGATTGAGGGTTCCTTCCTTTATATGCTTTAGCACAACAGGAAGTCCAGTATCAATTATATGGTCAAGGCATTCTCCCTTGTGTCTCCAATAGGGAGCACCTGCACTGGATTTGGCCGTTATCTTTATACCATCAAGTATGCCTTCTTCCGGGGTTGTGTGGACACCAGGCCAGCTCTTATTTCCTGTCCTGGGCATGTATTTATTTAACAGTTTTATGATTGCCCTATCAGAGGCATTCTTTTTGCCTGCTGAAACTGTTCTTGCCAGGGGGACCGTTGTCCGGCCCATCTGTTGGGCGAGTCTACTAAGAAAGCCATCCCAAGTGCCTCCTGTGTAGACATGTTTCTGGTCCAATATCTCTACCCCATACTTCTGAGCTATGGGTATTAGACCAAGAGGAGGGTGAGGTACTCCGCCCATCTGGCGAGTGACATGAGTATGCCCACCCCGGTTGTTAATGGATGGGGGGTGCAACGGGACACCAACAGCATCCATAATCCCACGAACAGGGATACTTGGGAGTGCTACCTGGAAGACCTCAGTTGGCAGTTCGCCAACTTTCTTGGTGTCAACCACAGGTAGTCGAGCCTTATATTCGGCTACATACTGTTTGGCTTCCGACTCATGGGGAAGTTCTCCTTGGGGGAGAATCTCTCGATGGGCTGTCCTCACCAACTCCTGGAGATAGGCAAGATCTTGCCGTTTTCTCCTCACCATCTTCGCATAAACCTGATTCACAGTGCTTCTATCGCTTGAGATAATAGGGTTAGATGCATCCATGTCGTTTGTTTTACGTTTAATTTGTCTATGATTGCGAAGGTGGGGAGAGTTGGTTTAAGGGAGGGATCAAGATTCTCTCTTGATTTT